AAGGTAAAAAAAGTCATGTAGTTCTTATAAAAGAAAACGGTAAACTACGTACAATACGCTTTGGGGAAAAAGGTGCAAGCACCGCAGGTAAACCCAAAGCTGGTGAGTCTGATAAAATGAAAGCTAAACGTAAAAGCTTTAAGGCTAGACACCGTAAGAATATAGCCAAGGGCAAGTCAAGTGCTGCGTATTGGGCTGATAAAGTAAAATGGTAAAGGAATAAAATAATGGTAGCTAAAGCAATAGCAAGGGTAGCAAGTAAAGTAAAAGTAAAACCTAAAGTAAACGAAATAGAAAGAGCCGCTATGACAGGTGGTGGTAAAACAGCATCTAAACTTTCTAAAGACTATGGTACAGCAAAAAAAGAATTAGCTAAAAAAATTAGAGAATCTACAGGTAAAGAAAAAGCTAAGTTTAAACGACAGTTAGCTTCGCTTGAAGCAAAAGCAGAATTAGAAAAAGTAATGGCTAGTGCTAAAAGATCTGGTAAAAGTAAATCTAAAGTTACTTTATCTAAAGCACCGTTTGACTTTAACAAAGGTGGTATGCCTAAGAAAAGTTTTGCTAAACCCGGATCATACGGTAAAGCATATATGAAGGGCGGAATGGCTAAGAAACCAAAAGGAAAAAAATAATGGCAAAAGATCCAGCATGGCTACGGTCAATGAAAGCAGAGTCAAAGAAACTAGGTATACCTATGCGAGACATGCTTACTAAGTTTGACAAAAAGCCTACTTTAAAAGATAAAAAATCTAAAACAAAATCTGTAAGCGTTGCAAAAGGCGGCATGATTAAGAAGAAAAAATAATGTGGACACCTTTAGTTCTTATGTGTTCTATGTATGTAGCAACAGATTGTAAGACATATGGTGGGCCAGTATTTAAAGAAGAAGCTGCCTGTTTTGCAGGAATTAAAAATGTAGGCTTACCTTTTTTAGTACAAGAGTTTCCTAGTCACAAAGTAGTTGATATAAAATGTGTGTACTGGGATGTAAAAGATAAAATAAATATTTAACCAAAAGGATAAACAATGGAAAAAATGAAAGCATCAATAGCAAGTGTTACAGAGATGGGCATAGCCTTAATCACGCTATCAATTGTAGCGGCTATACTTGTAGGTCCAAGCAACTTAATTTTTCTTGGTAATTCAGTAGCAAATATTACTGACTTAGTTGAGAACTTAGGTAGCTCCGGGCTTGCTGGACTTATCGTAACAGGGATTGTATTACATCTATTTGGATGGTGCGGTTTTTGTGAATGTAAAAGTAAATAATGCATAACGGGCTTGCAATAATATCTGTAGTATGGTATAACTAGATATGGTATAACTCCTATAGTAGGTCACAGCTATTGACATACATATGTAAAGGAGTTATACTATGTTAAAAAAATTATGGAATAAAGCAATTCAGATGCAAGAACACAGAGCAAACTATTGGAAATTACAAAATATGACAGATAGAGAACTCAGAGATATAGGTGTTTCTCGTTACGATATTGAAAGGAAGATACTATGCCGGGAGCAATGAAAAAGAAACCTACAGGCGGTTTAAAAAAATTACCTACTGCTGTGCGTAACAAGATGGGTTACATGAAAGCTGGTGGTATGGTTAAAAAGAAAATGATGGGTGGCGGTATGGCTAAGAAAAAATCTATGGGATACATGGGTGGCGGTATGGCTAAGAAAAAGAAATAATGTTAGCCCAACTTATATCCCCAGTTACAGGACTACTTGACAAGTTCATTGAAGATAAAGATCAGAAGGCTGCATTAGCCCATGAAATATCTACAATGGCAGAACGTCATGCTCAGGAACTAGCTATGTCTCAAATTGCTGTTAATCAGGAAGAGGCAAAGTCTGGTTCCATTTTTATTGGGGGATGGCGACCTTTTGTAGGGTGGACTTGTGGTATTGCTTTAATGTATCATTTTATTCTACAGCCCTGTATAATATTCTTTGCTACAATGTTTGGGGCAGAGTTACCACCTCTACCTGCATTTGATATGGGAAGTCTTATGACTGTCTTAATGGGAATGTTGGGATTAGGTGGACTACGTTCATTTGAAAAAGTTAAGAAGATAGCTAAAAAATGAGTATAGAAAACTTTAAACTTTGTTTAAACATGCTTCTGAAACATGAGGGTGGTTTTGTAAATCATCCTTCTGACCCCGGAGGCATGACAAACTTAGGTGTAACCAAAGCTGTATATGATGCTTACACTAATGGTAACGCTACTGAAAAAGAGATGAGAGCGTTGACACCAATAGATATATCACCTATATACAAGAAAAATTATTGGGATAGGGGGAGATGTGACGATTTACCTAGTGGAGTTGACTGGTCTGTATTTGACTGGGGGGTTAATAGTGGAGTGGGCCGTTCTGCGAAAGCCTTACAGAGGATCGTTGGCGTTACTGCTGATGGTGGTATTGGCCCTATGACACTTAAAGCTGTTGCAAACTTTACACATAAAGACATAGTAGTTAAGATGCACTCTACTCGTCAGGAGTTTTATGAAAGTCTTTCTACCTTTAAAACATTTGGCAAGGGTTGGACTCGTAGAAATAATGAAACATTAGAAACAGCATTAGAAATGTTAAGGAAATAAAATGGCAAAAGGCGTACAGCACTATTATAAGGACGGTAGAAAATTCAATGGGATCACTCATAAAATGTCTAATGGCTCCTTACACACAGGTAAAGCACATACTAAAAGTTCTAAACCTGTGGTTCATCTTAAAGATCTTTCAGCAACAGCAAAAAAGAAAGCTAAAAGTGCCTAGATATTTAGCAGGAAAGAAATAGAAATGGCAAGAGAGTTAACAGAAAAACAACAAAAGTTTTTAAGTGTACTGTTTGACGAGGCAGGTGGTGACGTAGCTATTGCAAAAAAACTTGCTGGGTATGCTCCTACGTATAATACTCGTGAAGTAGTCAATAGTCTTAAAGATGAAATTTTAGATGCAACACAGTCTTACATGGCAAGTAATGCACCTAAAGCTGCAATGTCGATAGTAGGTGGTTTGTATGAACCAACAGAGCTAGGCATACGTGATAAGTTAAGTGCAGCAAAAGAATTATTAGATCGTACTGGATTAGTTAAAACTGAAAAGGTACAAGTAGAAGCTAAAGGTGGTGTAATGTTAATGCCGCCTAAAGTTGTAGCTACAAATGACTGATAGATCTCTTGGCAAATGGAAACTCCCACAACCCATAGACATACAAGAGAATAACCAATGGGTCAAGATACCTAAAATATCAAGAACAGTACCTTTTGGATACGAAGAAAACACAGAAGACAATGCCATATTAAATCCAATCCCTGACCAACTCGACAAACTTGAAATGGCAAAAAAGTATTTAAAACAATACTCATATCGTGAAGTAGCAAACTGGTTGACAACAAATACTGGTAGATCTATATCTCACGTAGGTTTAAGGAAACGATTGGATAATGAGCAAAGAAGAAGTAACAAAGCTAGAAGCCTACGCCAATGGGCAGAGTATGCAGAAAAGGCAATCTCCAAAGCGAAAGAAATTGAAGAAAGTCGTATTGGCGCAAAAGAAGCAACCGCAATCTAAAATAATAGAAACTAGCAGTATTGATATTGCAGCAGTTAAAAAAATAGAAGAAGATCACAATATAATTTTTAAGCCTAATGATGGCCCACAAACAGATTTTCTAGCGGCAAGTGAACGAGAAGTATTATATGGTGGCAGTGCTGGTGGTGGTAAATCATACGCAATGCTTGCAGACCCTCTGAGGTATATGGGGCATCCTGCTTTTAGTGGTCTACTACTAAGACACACAACGGAAGAGCTACGTGAACTTATATTTAAATCACAAGAGATGTACCCCAAGATATGGCCCGGAATTAAATGGTCTGAACGAAAGATGCAGTGGACCGCGCCTTCTGGCGCAAGGTTGTGGATGTCGTATCTTGATAGAGAAGACGATGTCTTGCGTTATCAGGGTCTGGCGTTTAGCTGGATAGGCTTTGACGAATTAACTCAATGGGCCACACCATATGCATGGAACTACATGCGTTCTCGTTTACGGTCTACTGCACCAGATCTACCTATTTTTATGAGGGCTACTACGAACCCCGGAGGTAGAGGACATGCTTGGGTTAAGAAAATGTTTATCGACCCAGCAGTACCAAATGTAACATTTGATGCAACAGATATTGAAACTGGAGAAATACTAAAGTATCCAGTTGGACACGAAAAAGCAGGTATAACTTTATTTAAACGTAGGTTTATACCAGCACGA